TGAGCCAATATCGGGCCAAGTTCGGCCAGGCCGGAATTGGCGTGCAGGACCGACTCGGTGACGCCTGCCGTACGTCCGTAATGGCGCCAGCAGATGGCGTCCACCGTGTCGTTTTGTTGGGCGCGAAGGGTTGCCATCAAATCAATTCCACGGTGCTGCGGGCTTGGCCGAGAAAGTCACGAATGGCCCAGCGTTGGTCGCGGCGGTATTCGTCGATGGTGGGCGTCAGGTCTTCGGCGTTCTGCCGACCGCTCTTGGTGCTGTCATAGCTTCGGTAGCGCTCGCAGACTTCGGCACTGGTGGCGGTGTGGATGGCGCGCAGATACAGCTCGACCCGTTCCGAGACGCCGCGTATCGAGTCGGCGGGGACGTCGGCAAGGATTGTGTAGCCTTTGGCCTGTTGGGCCATGCGCCATTTAATTAGCTCGCGGTTAACGTTGATGGTGGCCGCTACCACGGCGGTTTCCAACCGCGCCAGGCTGACACTGGCGTCGATGCGCTGTGCGGCGCGCAAGGCGTCCAGGTCGATGGACGGCCAGAAAGGGTCGCTGTTGATATGGCCGCTGGCAGTCGGCCCGCTGGCGATAAATCCGCTCATGGCTGTGCTCTGTGAATAGTCGCCGGTGGTCGGGGCCGTACGTTCAGGGACAAAGCCTGGCCGTTGGCCCCGAGCCGGCGGGGGGCGTGGGGACGCTCGGTTAACTGCCGCTGGCAGTGTGTTTTTTCAGCAAGCGCTCGGCGCTTTCCAGATCCTTTTTGCCGCCGCAGCTACTGTGCAGGTCGATGGCGCGCTTGAGCAGGTCGATACCCGCCTGCAGCTGACCGGGGGCGCCGGGCGTGTCGGCATCAATGCCGACCAGCATGGCGCGGCCCAAGGCCAGATAGAGCTTGGCGCGGGCTTCGTCGGGCATGTCCTGGTCGTCGGTCATGCGCCGGGTACGTTGAAGAATCTGGCGGTCGAAGGATTCGCCGGTCTTTTGCGCCTTGAGGGCCGCTGTGGCGATTTCCTCGGCCACCAGGCAGCCGGTAGTACGCTCGAAACGATCCGGCATCAGTAACTTATGGGTGAGCACGTAATCGGCGATATCCAGTGCGCCGGAGTAGTCCGCGGCGTCGATGCGCCAGATCATCACCGTGGTCATCACTTCATCCTGAGCGCCTTTGCCCGCCGCCAGCACGCCCTGCACATAGGGCACGTAATCAGGCAGCAGCTGGCGCTTGAGTTCGGCTTTGCCCTGGTTGGACTGCACCTGCTTGAGGCGCAGACGGTCCTGGAGCAACTGATTGAGCTGGTGCTCGTACGCGGTCGCGCCGGCCATGCTCTGTAATGGCGAGGCATTGGCGGCTTCCATGGCCGCACGGATGCGGCGTTGATGGGCCTGGGCGAGGCTGAGGGCCATGGTCAGGCCTGCTCGGGTTCGTCTGGGGCTTGGACAGGTTTTATGTTTTCCAGCAGGCAGCCCATGCCATATTCCTCGACCACGTAGGCTTCGTTGGACGATTCATAGTTGCTGATGCGGTTCCATTCCGGCTCTTCCTTGAGGTAGCGACGGCGGGCGCCGATCTGCCAGTAAAGAGACAAGTTGGCGAATGAGGTGATGAGCATGGTGCCTTCGGGAATGTAGGGCACCTCATACAGCGGCAGCCCGCCAACGCGGCGCTGGGCAATGATCAGGTCACTGGCCAGGACCTCGCTGGAAGGTTGCTCCTTGTTGACCAAGGCAAGGAATTTGTCATGCACCAGCTCACGTCCGGTGAGCACCACCAGGCCAGGGTGGCGGCGATACCACGGGTCGAGCAACTGGATGGAGTCGTAGACCAGGGCGTCGATGTTCTTGAAATCACCGTTTCTGCCGATGCTGATCTGGCCGGCGACCTTGCCGTCTTTCATCACGCGATCAGGCGCATGGGTACGGTATTGCTGCATCCAGCCGATGTTGACGTCTTCAAGCTGAGGATGAGTTTCGCGATTGGTCTGGCTGGCAGCCTCGACGCCGTAGAAGCCGATCTGAATACGGTCCAGCGCCTGACGGTGGGCAATGGCGCCGGACAGGCGGGTCTGGAAGTCTTTGAACTTGGCCCAGGTGTCGAGCTGTTTGTAGGTGACGAAGGTATCGAAGTCAGTTTTTTCCGTTTTGTACTTGTCCTGCGACAGGGTGCCGATGCTGCGCGGTTGGCGGGCCTTCTGCGAAGTATCGGTACGGCTGGCGACGGTGCTACCAACGCCCAGGCCAACCTTTTCGCTTTCCTGTTCGTCGACGCCGATGATGTTGATGCGGCTTAGGAATTCGCTGGACTCCTGAATTTTGGTTTCCAGGCGTTGCTGTATGGTCGGCTCGACGTTGAAGGTTGCTGTAGCCGATTCCACACCGTTGAGTTTGGCGACTTGGGCGATGTAGGCATTGAAGTGTGTGCGGGTGTCGTTGCGCATTGCAGGCTCCGGTAAAGGGGGCAGTTCAGAACTGGGTCAGGCTCAATTCGCCTGCGCCGTGGGCGATCGGGCGGGGCGGCTGGCTCGGGTCCTGGGTGTTGTCGAGTTGGGCTTTCAGCTCGCTGAAGTCGCTGCGCAGTTGCTGCAATTGGTGGCGCAGCTCGGTGGTGGTCTTTTGCTCGGCGGCGAACTGGTCAGCCAGCTCTTTGCTGTGTTCGGCGATGGCTTGCAGGGCCTGGCCCAGAGCCGCGAATTCGCCGTCATCGCGCTGCTGCTTGCCTTTGAACAGTTCCTGAATGTTGTTGAGCAATTGGGCGCCGAGGCTGGGCCGCTCTTCGATTTCCTCGAATATCAGTTGGGTTTCTTCTGCGACGGTGAACAGGTTGTCTGGTGACTGTTTGCGCGACTTGAGCGGGCTCGCGTCCGGGTTCTGCGCCGAGAAAGCGAGCATTTCGGTGCCAAGGCTGGCGGGGGTGTCGGTGACGCCCAGGCCCATCAGATAGGCCTTGCCGGAGTCGGCAAACTTCTCGCGGACTTCGATGCTGGTGAACAGCTTTTGCTTGCGGGTGTTGACCATGCTCACCAGGTCGTCGGTGGGCTGGATCTGCGCGAACAGGGCGCGAACGGTCTTGCCGTCGATGTCTACGTCTTCGGCCTTGAGTGCCAGCACGTCGCCATAAGCACGAAACGGCGAGTCGGGCAGGGTGCCGCGAATGTGTTCCAGCCAGACCCGAGCGCCGTATTTGCCGGGGTCATAGGTGGCCGCCATCTGCTCGATCCAGTCGCGCTCGATGCGCCGGCCATCGGTGGTCGCGCCTTCGACGGCCACGCGGAAAAACTTGCTGCGGAATTTCTTCATGCCGGGTCCTCAATGCGGTAGCGCGTTATGCGTGGCAATGAGGGCAATGGTCGTGATGAGCGGGTGACGCGGCAATGAAGGCGTGTTGTACGACGGAGTGTTACAGGGGCGGGAGCTATTGAGTCGATGGGGCGGGCGGCAGCATCGCGGCCATGAACATGACTGAGCTGTTACCCATCGACGCCCGCCGCCAGGCCAAATTCCTGTACTGGATGGGCTGGCGTGTCTGCGAGATTGCCGAGGCTACCGGCGAGAAAGAGAAAACGCTACACAGCTGGAAGGCCCGCGACGAGTGGGACCGCGCCGATAACGTTGAGCGAATCGGCGGCGCTTTGGAGGCGCGCCTGGTGCAGTTAATCCTCAAGGACGGCAAGAGCAGTGGCGACTTCAAGGAAATTGACCTGCTGCATCGTCAGCTTGAACGGCAGGCCCGTATCCAGCGCTACCAGGGCGGAGGCACTGAAACCGATCTAAACCCGAACCTGGCGAAGCGCAACGAAGCACCGAAAAAGAAAGCCGCGAAAAACGAGATCAGCGAGGACCAGATAGAGCTGCTGACCGAGGCCTTTCTGGAGGGCTGTTTCGACTACCAAAAGGACTGGTACCGGGCGGGTAATCAGCGTACCCGCGTTATCCTGAAAAGCCGCCAGATTGGCGCGACCTATTACTTTGCCCGAGAGGCGTTTATCGATGCCCTGGTGAGCGGGCGCAATCAGATTTTCCTGTCGGCATCGAAGAACCAGGCCTACCTGTTCCGTGGCTATATTCAGGCGTTCGCGCGCGAGGTGATTGGCGTTGAACTGACTGGCGACCCCATCGTATTGCCCAACGGTGCAGAGCTGTTTTTCCTCGGCACCAATGCCCGCACGGCCCAGGGCTACCATGGCAATTTTTACTTCGATGAGTTTTTTTGGACCTTCAAATTTGAGGAGTTGAACAAGGTCGCGTCGGGCATGGCCATGCACAAAAAGTGGCGTAAAACCTACTTCTCGACGCCATCGAGCATGGCCCATGAGGCCTACACCTTCTGGACCGGCGAGCGCTTCAACAAGGGCAAGCCTGCCGCGCAGCACACCAAGGTGGACGTGTCCCACGGTGCGCTTCAGCAAGGCCGCTTCTGTGAGGACCGGATCTGGCGGCAGATCGTCACCATTCTGGACGCGGAGCGGGGCGGTTGTGATCTGTTCGATATCGAGGAACTGCGCCGCGAGTACAGCCCGGAAGCCTTCGCCAACCTGCTGATGTGTGAGTTTGTCGACGACGGTGCCAGTATCTTCCCGCTGAGCCTGTTGCAGTCCTGCATGGTTGATAGTTGGGTCGAATGGGCCGAGGACTACAAACCCTTCGCCATGCGCCCGTTCGGCGACCGCCAGGTGTGGATCGGCTACGACCCGGCCGAAACCGGGGATTGCTCGGGGCTGGTGGTGGTCGCGCCGCCTGTGGTGCCGGGTGGCAAGTTTCGCGTATTGGAGCGCCATCAGTTCCGCGGCATGGACTTCGCCGCCCAGGCTGCGGCGATCAAGGCGGTATGCGGCCGTTACTGGGTGACCTATATCGGCATCGATGTCACCGGGCTGGGTAGCGGCGTTGCCCAGTTGGTGCGCCAGTTCTTCCCCAATGTGACGACGTTCAGCTACTCCCCCGAGGTCAAGACGCGCCTGGTGCTCAAGGCCTACGACGTGATCCACAACGGTCGGCTGGAGTTCGATGCCGGCTGGACCGACATGGCCCAATCACTGATGGCCATCCGCAAGACCGTCACCGCAGGCGGCCGCCAATTCACCTACACCGCAGGCCGCAACGATCAGACCGGCCACGCCGATCTGGCTTGGGCCCTGTTTCACGCATTGCACAACGAACCGCTGGAAGGGCAAACCACCGCCAATACCGGCCGCATGGAGATTTACTGATGAACGCTGCCATTCAAACAACCACCGCCCAGCCTGGCGGCGTCGAAGTCTTCAGCTTTGGTGAGCCAACACCTGTGCTGAACGGACCGGAGTTGTTCGACTATCTGGAGTGCTGGTTTAACGGTCGCTGGTACGAACCGCCCCTAGCCCTCGACGGCCTGGCCCGCTCGATCCGTTCCAGCGTGCATCTGCACTCGGGGTTGATGTTCAAGCGCAACATGCTGAGCAAATCCTTTATCCCGCATCCGCTGCTGTCCCGCGCCGCGTTCGAGCAGTTCGCCCTGGACTTCCTGTGCCTGGGCAACGCGTATCTTGAGGTGCGCCGCTCGAGGTCCGGCAAAATTCTTGAACTGGTCCCGCCGCTGGCTAAATACATGCGCGTGGGCCGTGATGGCCGCTACTTCATGGTTCAGGGCTGGAACCAGGTGCATGAGTTTGAGCCGGGCACGATCTTCCATCTGCGTGAGGCTGATCTGCATCAGGAGATCTACGGCGTACCGGAGTGGATCAGTGCCCTGCAGTCGGCACTGCTCAACGAGGCTTCAACGCTGTTTCGCCGCAAGTATTACGAGAATGGCAGCCATGCGGGGTTCATTCTGTACCTGACTGATCCTGCGCAGAACGAGGCGGATATCGATGCGTTACGCAACGCTTTAAAAAATGCCAAAGGGCCGGGGAATTTCAGGAACCTGTTTGTTTACTCGCCCAATGGCAAGAAGGACGGGTTGCAGTTGATACCGGTGAGTGAGGTGGCGGCGAGGGATGAGTTTAATTCGATCAAGAATCAGACGCGGGATGATGTGTTGGCCAGCCTGCGCATACCGCCGCAGTTGATGGGGATAGTGCCGCAGAATGCGGGGGGATTTGGGTCGATTAAGGAGGCGACGGAGGTTTGGGTGGGGAATGAGTTGGGGCCGATTCAGGGGCGGTTGATGGGGGTTAATGGGTGGATCAGACAACAGGTTGTGCGTTTAAGAGCATAGTTGACTTCAAAGAGATGATTGTAACATAAAATGATGCACTTTGTTAATCGTCTAGTGCGTTGGGGCTGGTATGTGGATATTCGTCGAAAGAACGCTGCTACTACTCTGGTAGTGCAGCGTGAATATATGCTTAACAAAGCTGGGATTGGATGTGAAAGATCAAAAGTTAATCTGAATTTTGTATGTCTGTTTTTGCTTTGGAGTCATCGGTTACGGTAGTGTTCTCATTTTTTGATGGAGAGGTGCCGACGTGGATGCCGATAGATAATAGTATTAGCAGCATAAGTATCGATGTCCCGATGGACCATTTTTTCGTACGCTGATAGGCTGGCTCACCTCGCTTAACTGTTTCCCATTCTGTCTTTAGGATGTCTCGAGCGTAATCTGTAATCTCCTTCGTGCCACCGTAGATTTTTTGTCTTATCTCCGCGCGCGTGACTTCCTTAGATTCAGTGCTCAAGTCGTTTAAGAGACTGTCTAATATGTCAAATTTTTGTTCTATTCTGTTAAAGCTCAAATCATTAGGTTTGAAGTGGAGTCTTGAAAAGGCATAGCTCTCAAATGTAGCTTGCCGCGTTAAATGCATGTTCTTTACTAGTTCGCTTAAGTTTTTTTCTAAGTGATCCATGATTCTGTCTACGCCAGGCTCCTGTAGGCGTTCTTCTGAGAAATTATTTAGCTTGTCCCGCAGGGAGAATTCATTTTTAATTTGCGACGCCTGCGCATTTAAACTGGCTATAAGCTCTGCAAGGCTTTTTCTGATGGAATCCGTCCAAGCTTGCCTGTAATCGGTTGTCTTGCTTTCTTTTTCATTAACTAGTTTTACTATGCTAATTACAGCTGTGATAAAGCCAGCGAGCGCTGATAGAAAAGCAGTTAACAGTACCTTATCCATATCGGAGGTCTCTTCGGGGGGGCTAGATGTTGGCTTCTTTTTTTTGTTTTTTGTCTGGGATCGTAGGAAGAGCTGCCAGCATTTCGTCAAGAACTGATTGACGCTTCAGGCGGTCATCCGATATGTCTCCGAGAGTGGTGAGGATATCCACTGCTTCTTTGAATGGTGCCAGAGCCTGTTCGCCTGGCTTAGTCAATTTCTCGATAATTTTTTGACAGTATGCTTCTATTTTTCTTGATTTAAGAGATGGCCTGTCTTTGCCTGCTACAATACAACTAACGATAACTAAAATATGCCATTTAAATTTTTTCATGTTTTGAGGTATATTTCCGCTTGCTACATATAGATGCAGGCGGTATAGGGTTAGGCAGGCAGTATAGAATATGATTTCTTTGTTTTCATCATGAAACATTATCTCGGAAAGCGTTTCATACATCTTTTTGGGGTAGCGATATGCTAAATCTGGCCTGTGGCAAAACATCGCAGCAACACATTTGGCTACTGTATTGATATTGAAAGTGCGTATTGCAGGTACTTCCTTTCCGAAAAACTGCTTTTCTCTCCTCTCGAAATAAAGACGACCATCCTGACCCTCGAAGGAGTTGAAAAGTTGCTCTACCCTTTTTATGATTGGACGAAGCGTGAGAAATTGCGTTTCATCAACTTTGGATTGGCTGTTTGTTGCTCTGACTAGCTCTGAGAATACGTCTTCGTTGGATGTTTCGATGACTTTTAGGGTTACCATTACAGTGTCATCGTAAAGTCCT